AGCGGGCACGGTTCGCTGAGGTCCTGAAAGGCTTTAAGAAGTGACCACGAGTGGCACTAGCACGTTCAATCTGAACCTCAACGAGCTTGTTGAGGAAGCGTTCGAGCGTTGCGGTGCCGAGCTTCGGACTGGTTATGACCTAAAGACTGCTCGCCGCAGCCTCAACCTCCTGACCATCGAATGGGCTAACAGGGGCATCAACCTATGGACCATCGAGTCCGGGTCGATCCCTCTGGTGCAGGGGCAGGCTACCTACACGCTGCCAATCGACACCATCGACCTTATCGATCACGTCGTACGCACAAGCCCCGGCACGACCAGCCAAGTTGATATTAATATCAGTAGGATCAGCATTGATACCTACTCGTCGATCCCTAACAAGACGGCGCAGGGTCGCCCTATCCAAATCTGGGTGAACCGTCAGAGCGGCGCTACCTACCCGACCACGGGTGTAGCTTACCCTAGTGTGACCATCTGGCCTACCCCGAACCAGAGCAGCTATTACACGCTGGTCTACTGGCGTCTGCGCCGCATCCAAGATGCTGGCACGGGTGTGACAACGCAGGACATACCCTTCCGCTTTCTTCCGTGCATGGTCGCTGGACTGGCCTACTATCTGTCCTTGAAGCTCCCTGATGGGCTGAACCGCACCCAGATGCTGAAGGCCATGTACGACGAAGCGTGGCAGCAAGCCGCCGACGAGGACCGCGATAAGGCTTCATTGCGTATCGCCCCTCGCATCTCCTTGTACTAGGAGGGTGACATGCCGACAAAGTTTGCCTCTGGCAAGAAAGCGATCTCCGAGTGTGACCGCTGCGGTTTCCGCTACCCGCTGAAGCGTCTACGTTCATTGGTCATCAAGACCAAGGTTACGAATATCCTCGTATGCCCAACCTGTTGGGAGCCGGATCAGCCACAACTGCAGCTAGGGATGTACCCGGTCAATGACCCTCAAGCCCTGCGTAACCCACGTCCAGACACGAGCTACTACCAGTCAGGGCCAACAGGCCTGCAAATCTTCACGAACAACCCTCCAAACCCCAATGCTAAGCTGGCCTATGGATACCCTTCAGATGGTAGCCGTATTATCCAGTGGGGCTGGAACCCTGTGGGGTTGTTTAATCCTTTGGCTTTTCCTGATCTTCCAAATACGCTAGTAGGAGAAGGTGCCATTGGCACCGTCACCGTGAACATAACCTAGGAGACCGTGTAATGGCTAAGAGCGATGCTAAAGAAGATATGAAGGCCGACCTCAAGCAGGACAAGAAGATGATTGCATCTGCTGTCCACAAGCATGAGCGTAAGGACCACCCCGGTAAGCCGCTGACCAAGCTGGCTAAGGGTGGTAAGACCGACGCTCAGATGCTGTCTATGGGCCGTGGCCTCGCTAAGGTCGCCAATCAAAAGATGAAGGGCTAACCATGTCCGAGCTCGATTACGGCAAACTGTATCACTCGATCACTGAGAACCCACTGCCCTCACGGCGCAAGCAGTCTTCTCCTGTGCCTATCCCAGAGGTAGGCGGTTATCCAGCCAAGGTTGCCAACACCCAAACGATGAAAACTCGTGGGACGGGTGCCGCTACTAAGGGCACCAATTCCAGCACAAAGATGGGCTAACCCATGAACTACGCCACGCTCGTTTCGACCATACAGGCTTACGTCGAAAACGACTTCCCGACCACACCGGGAACTGGCGGGCTCACGTCTACGCAGCAGATCAATACGTTCATCCAAGAGGCTGAGCAGCGCATCTATAACGCTGTTCAGCTCCTGAACCTCCGCAAGAACGTGACAGGCACCACGACCATAGGGAATATGTACCTATCGGTACCATCTGACTGGCTAGCCAACTTCTCTATAGCGGTGATTGACCCCACAACAGGTGCCTATGAGTACCTCCTGAACAAGGATGTGAACTTCATCCGCGAGGCGTTCCCGGTCCCAGCGACCACGGGCAAGCCCACCCATTACGCGATGTTCGACAACAATTCCTACATCCTCGGGCCGACGCCAGACGCCGCCTATTCGATGGAGCTGCACTACTTCTATTATCCGCCGTCCATCGTGACCGCCGGTACCTCGTGGCTTGGAGACAACTTCGACTCCGCCCTGCTCTACGGCTCCCTGCTTGAAGCCTACACCTTCATGAAGGGTGAGGCTGATGTCCTAGCGGGCTACCAGAAGCGCTATGAAGAGGCGATAGCCCTCCTAGTCATGTACGCGCAGGGTAAGAACCGCCAAGATATGTATCGCACCCAGCAGGCAAGGTACCCAGTCCGATGAGCGGCGCAGCTACCTTCCTAGGCAATGTGTCGGTGCATACCGTCAGCGGGCGTGGCTTCACGCCTGAGGAGATCGCAGAGCGGGCTCTGGATAAGATCGTCTCGGTTAGCGACGATGCACCTCCTGTCATTCGTGACCAAGCAATCGCCTATCGTGATCATATCCGACAGGTCTTGATTGTTTACATGTACGAAGCTATCCGTTCTGACCGCGTAACCGTAACGAATAAACTTACATTAGCAGGCCACCCCGAGCTCGTCGCTCTGCTGGACGCTTAAGGAGCTACCCCGATGGCTATCACCCAGTCGATGACGACCTCCTTCAAGGCTGAGGTTATGCTTGGTGTGCATGATTTCCGGGCCGCTGGGGGCGATACGTTCAAGTTGGCGCTCTACACGGCCTCAGCTACCCTCGACGCCAACACGGCGGCTTATACGGCCTCTAACGAGGTTGTGGGCACAGGCTACACCGCCGGGGGCGGTACGCTGTCAAACATCGGTGTGACCACGGCCACGGGCACGAGCGCGACGGGTACGGGCTTCACAACCTTCAGCGACCTGACCTTCGCCTCAGCGACCATCACGGCTCGGGGGGCACTGATCTACAACACGACGCCTTCGGCCCTGTCCAACGCTGGCGCTACCCTGACCAACCCTACTGTGGCTGTGTTGGACTTTGGCTCCGATAAGTCCTCTAGCGCAGGCAACTTCACTATCGCGTTCCCAGCCGCCTCCAGCACCACCGCTATCATTAGGATTTCGTAACATGAGCCGAGACCTAGCTGATCTCCATCCCTCCGTGGCCGTCAAGGCTCACGCCCATATCGCAGCCTGTAAGGCTGAGGGTATTGAGCTACTTGTAACCTGTACCTCTCGCACGATTGCGGAGCAGGACAAGCTCTATGCGCAGGGGCGCACGGCTCCGGGCAACATCGTGACCAACGCCAAAGGCGGGCAGTCGCTCCATAACTACAATGTCGCCTACGACGTGGTGCCGCTACGGCACGGTAAGCCTGTCTGGGGTACCACTGGAGAGGATGGAGTTCTATGGGCCAAGGTTGGCGAGCTAGGCAAAGCTCAAGGGCTCGAGTGGGCCGGGGATTGGAAGAAGTTCAAAGAGTACCCCCACTTCCAGTACACCAACGGTCATCCCCTATCGTACTTCAAAGCTGGCGGGGTGCCATGATTGGGTTCCTCAAAGCTCGCCTTAGTGAGCGCTCTACGTGGCTGCTGATTGGTACTGGGCTGGCTGGAGCTTCCATGCTCCCTGTGCCATGGTCCTACGCCTCCGCTGCGGTGGGCGTCATCGCTGCTTTGGTCCCCGATGGAAAGGTTAAGTCATGATCCCGTTGCCCTACGTCCTAGGAACCCTCGTGGCCGTCTTTGTGCTGGGCTGCGCTACTGGCTACTCAAACCGCGACGGTGCGGCCAAGGTGGCTGCTGCTAAGGCCTACAGGGCCGCAGAAGGCCAACGCCAAGTGATGCAGGGGCAGATCGACACCCTATCAGCAAAGTATGAGGCAGAACGTGAGCGAGCCAACAAGGTCCTCCATGAGCGGACCAACACGATCCGTGAATATTACAACAATGTTCCTGCTGTGGCCCCTAGCTGCGCTCTGCCTGATCCTATGTACGGGCTGCTCGCAAACTCTGTCCGGGATGCTAATGCCTACGCTACCAGCGAACTTGGCGCAGACATGCCCGACCCTACCAGCGCCGCCAAACCCAGCCATTGACCCTGCTCGGCTTGAGTGGGAGATAGTGGTACTTAGCAATTACGAAGACTGTGCTAAAAGGCACAGATCAACCGTTAAAGCGTGGCCACGTCGTAAGAAGTGAATAAGGAGCCATCATGGCAAAATCAGTCACCACCTGTAACAACCTACTCAAGTTGCTCTTCAACGCCACTGCTTGGACGGGCATCGCGGATAACGCTGCGTCAGCGCCGTACACCAGCCTCTATATCAGCCTGCACACGGCTGACCCCGGCACGGGTAACAACCAGACCACCAACGAGACCACGTACACCAACTACGCCCGCGTCGCGGTGGTGCGTACAAACGTGGGCTGGACCGTTGCCACTAACACGGCGGTCAACGCTGCCTTGGCTCAGTTCCCGCAGTGCGGTGCAACGGGCGCTACCTTGACCTATGTGGCCATCGGCACAGCGGCCTCGGGTGCCGGTAACGTGCTGTACTCGGGCGCACTGACCAGCTCACTAACGGTGTCTTCCGGCATTCAGCCGCAGTTTTCGGCATCCGCCCTTACCGTTACGGAGACCTGATCATGGATCAGCCAAACTTAGCTAAGGGCGAAGAGCCGCTGTATTTGTGCGCCGAGTGTGATGAGCCAGTTTTTCTGGTTGATGGTGCCATCTATAAGCCTTGCGGCCACATACAGGCTGCGGTGCTGGCAAACCTGACGGCAATCTTGCGCGGTCAATCAGAGGTTAA